CTCGTACCCGAAGCATCGTCAAGCGCACTCGCACCCGACACACCGCCATACGCAACCGCATCGCTGCACCCGCGATAGACCACACGGACCGTAGCGGTGCTTATCCAGTACATGTCGGTATAGTAAGTAGAAGATGATCCGTTCAGATTACCTACCGGAATCATGTCCATATACTTGCCGTGCGCCACGCCTGTAATCCACTGACCGCTGTCCTTCTTGCCCTGTACCATACGGATACTGCCGTCAGGCATCCAGATGCGCCATTTGCCCACGTTACCGCTGTCGTTCGGCAGATCCACGCCGTCCATCATGTCATACTTGTTGCCGTAGATGTCCTCATAGCCCAGGCAGCAGATATTGTTCACCTGCACCACAGTCGCCTGTCCGTATTCGTCCCGACTCTTATACCAGGCATACTGGTGCACCAGGCCGTCAATCAGCGAATTCGTGATTTTGTTGTTAATGACATACGCTTCATCGTAGCCGATGGTGTCTGTCATCCCGTGTTCGGCCGTTCCGCCTGTTGTGCGGTTATTGTTATGCTGACCGGCACCGCATTGTTCCTGCATATCCCTGCGCCCGTACTTTGCATAGCTCAGGTTCGCGATGCGGCTGTGCATCAGCGCATCTATCTGCTGCATACCCCGCTGCTGGCTGTAGTAGTGGAAGTCCGTCCAGGTCATACTTGCCGTGGTCGAAGCTCCGGTGATGCAGGCACGCAGTTTACTGCCCACCACCGAACTGCCCACAACGGCACACAGATGCTCCTCATTGGCCACCCAATCCGGTTCCATGTCCTCTATCTTGTCGCTGTGGCTCAGTACCACGCAGTCAAACTCTGCCGTGTTCAGAATGGAGAAATGCAGGGCTGTAGCACGTTCCGGAACGTCTGCTATCAGATACATGCCGGCTTCAAATTTTAAGCCGATGGTCGGCACCACAATACTCTTCAGGATGTTTCCCTCCGCATCAGCAAACACACTGCCGATAAGCCCTGTTCCTGGAACGCTCGGGAAGCGGACACGTCTGTAACCCGACACGTCCACTTTGCGCACGGAATAAGCCTTGTCCGTCGTATAGGATTCCATCAGCGTGGGCTTGCCGCTCATGATCTTGCGTTCACCCAGCCAGCCGCCCTGTGTCTCCTTGATGGCATCCAGTGTCAGTACCGTCGCCTCAGGCACCGGGGGCATTTCGTCCTCCGGATAACTGCTGTAGCAGGCGTACTTCTTGTTGTTCAAATAATCGTTGATGCCTTTGCTCCAGTAAAACGGCTCATACATCATCCAGTCTCCCTCGCTGCCGTCCAGCTTCGCCACCGTACAGTCGTTCATATCCTCCGCATCGGCATAGAAGTTCGAGCTTTCGTCATGCAGGGGGAAATAGGTCATCTCCCCGTCCGGGTTGTTCACTTCCACCTGCTGCCCGGCTATCTCCACCTTCCGGCTCGTTGGCATCTTGGTCACCTTGGCCAGTACGCGGTGGCGCTTGGACAGGATGGCATTCACATGCCCGCTCATTTTGTACGTATTTCCGTATTTGTACCCCGTCTTGTTGTCCAGGTTCGAAATGTTGGCATCGTCGGCCACACTGTCGTCAAACTCAATCATCGTATAGGGCGGCTGCTTGATGGTCAGTTCCGGATAACGGGCGGCATACTTCTCCAATTCCTCATCAGCCAGATACTTCGTCAGGGTCAGCTTGCCCCTCAGCCCCGAATGCCTGTCATCCACGGCACCCGTCTGCGTGTACGTTCCGTAGTCAAAATACTTCTTCAGCAGGCTTCCGTCGTCTTCCCGGTCTATCTCCAGCACAAAGCGCTCCAGCTTGCCGCTGCCGTTCAGTCTGGCCTGGTGCAGGCGTTCCAGCATGGCAAACCCGTCGATGCCGGGGCAGTTGGTGTAGCGGTAGCCCCGCACGTTGTTGATGCCTTCCAGTATCAATCCGCTGTCCTGCAGCTTGGTCAGATACTCCAGGAACAGTTCCTCAATCGTGTCCGGCAGGCATAACTGCACAACGGGCGCACCGGTAGCCAGCTTCACGCGGGTCAGTCCCGTACCTCTTACGTCCAGTTTCTTCAGCCGCCCCTGCCAGCTCAAATCCAGGGTGGCCACGTTTCCGTTGTCCCCGTTCCGGGCCAGCAGGTTATTCCGCATGTTCACTTCTTCCAGAAGCAGCATCCCGTTGGTCGAGGCCATGAACGAGCCGTTCCGGTACCCGCTGGCTTTCTCCACGCTCATGTCCAGTTTGACCAACGAGGTCAGCAGACCGAAGTTGAAGCCGATTGCGAACGCATCCTCATGCCACACCAATTCCTTGATTTTGCCCGCACCCACTATCTTCAGCGGGTCGTTCTCACCGAAGGCACGGGTCAGCTGCAGGGAGTGGAGCACGTCCGCGTCCACCACACCGCTGTCAGCCTGTACGCCATTGCTGGTGGACAATTGCACACGGTAAGGGATGGTCAGCCGGTACTGCATCGGTTTCAGTTTATAAGCCTTGTCCAGCGATGCCGTACTCTGGTAGAACTGGGCACCCAGCGTAGATACATAGCCGTACTCCACCTGCTTCAGGTCGTACCGGCGCTGAATGAAATAGTTCCGGTGCGCTTTCAGCGAACCCTTCAGACCGTAGATCTGCGGATAGGTCTGTTTCGCACCGTCCGCACCCACCGGCATTTCGTTCAGGAACGGATACACATACTTGAATATGCCGGACTTGTTATACAGGCGCGAGCACCACTTCTTCATCTGCTCGGTATCGAAGTGGTCAATGGCTTTCTGGATACTGAAGGCACTCATGAAGCTGGTACCGCCGTTCACGCCCTTGGTCATCACTTCCTCCAGCAGATTGCCCATGTTGCCCAGTATCAGGTTCCACAGCCAGCTGTTGTGCCCATGCATCACATAGGCCCCGTCGCGCTTCGTCTGCCGGTTGTCGTCATACTTCCCGGTCAGGAACGACTTGTTGTCCGAACCCAGCTGGCAGTCACCATCGTAATAGGTTATCCACCACATCACGCCGTCCCACGTCCGCACCAGCATGTTTTTTGCCAGCTGGTCCACGCCCAGGTTGAACTGTACATACAGGTAGTAGGCAGCCAGGTTGGGCAGGTTGAAATACTTCCCGGCTTCCTTCCTGAAGGTCGGGCTCACCCATTTCGCGGTCGGGAACTTGTTTCCGTCATCCTCATAGTCCACCCCGTCAAACGTGTGCGACTCCTTGTTATAGGTCATGCCCTTGCCTGCAGGCGTTTCCTTCACACATCTGTAAAGGAAACTCATCATGCGGTCCAGGGCCTTGTACATCTTGTCATACTTGTCACCGGTGCCCAAGTGTTCCTTGATGTTCGGTTCTTCTTCGGCATCCCCACCGCCATCGTTCCAGAACACGTCTTTCGGATGGTTGAATTCGAAACCGCCGTCAAAGTTGAAATCCATGAAGTCCGTATGGTCGGGCTCCGTGGACGGCAGCCAGCGGAACAGGCACAGGTCATTCGAGTTGTTCAGCGTCTCGATGCAGATGGGCAGGTATTCCTTCGGCTGGTCGCCGTTCGCCTGCAGGTAGTTCAGGGTGTCGCCGGTTCCCCACTGCTCGCCGCCGATAGTCTTGTCCTGGCCGAATATCGGATAGGAGTCGGACTTCTCGTTGTTCATGTTATACTGGCCGTAATAGGTCAGGTCCTCGTCCACACTCTTGGCCACAAACAGGTCACAGGGCAAGCCGTCAATGGCCGAGCGTATATCTTCCTTGCACGTATCTGCA